TACGAGCTTGTGTTTTTCTCGCCAAGACAACTCCCTATACTTCTCCCTACTAATATTCTTACAAGTAGTGACACTTTCTTACTCAATGCGCCTCCCATCCTTGGTCGGCTTAAATTATTTCGGAGGAGCAAATGCCTAAGAGCGGAAAAGCAGCTAAAACTAGAGAATGCACCAATACGGGGCGGCAACAGGAGAAGGAAGCTCGTACTCTCGATGCCCTCATCGAATTTGACCAGTTCAACTCATCCATTCTTCCGCAATTGAAAAAGATGATCCTCGAAAACTGGTCTACTGAGAAAATACGGAAGCACTTTGCACCGATGGTGCAGGCTTCCATGACTATGAAGGCACTTCAGGGTGATTTCAAGGCTCAGAAGGATTTACTGGACCGCCATGAAGGGATGGCTGTCCAGAGAGTAGAGAATCGGACCATATATGCCAAAATGGACAAAAAAGAACTTGCAGCACTCGCCTTGCAGAAATTGCAGGACGCTGGGGTAATTCCAGCGTCATTCAAAAAGGTGGATGATGAAGAATCTAAATAGTCTCACCAGAGAAGAACTGGAATCACTACCTCCTGACGAATTGCTAGAAATTATTCAGATGGCTGAAACATTGGAGGGTCAGAATGCAAAAGTGCGTGAGTACATACCGAACATTGTGCAACAAAGGGTACACTCGTCCAAGGCTTTTATCAGAGCCCTCTTTTCAGGAAACGGGGTGGGTAAAACTACCGCTTGTATTCAAGAGGGTATATGGGTCGCTACCGGGACACATCCCACACGTGAAACGGCTCGAATCCCAAATACGACTATCATTGTGCTTGATGATTCGAGTAAAGCTGACACCGTTTACATGCGAAACATCAGAAAGTATAAATGGTACGACATTACAAAACTTACGCTTGAAAAACACGGTCGTTCATACACACAAGAAGTAAAGTTCCCAAATGGCTCTAACTGGATTTTCATGACCCATGAAATGGCAGAAGACAAGTGGGAATCAATCGAATGTGCCTGTGTGATCTTTGATGAACCACCTCCACGCTTTATCTTCATTGCACTACTGCGTGGTATGCGTGAAAAGGATATGCGACCTTGGATCATGTTCGCTGGTACGCCTAGAGGGCGACACGCTCCATGGATGTACAAATACATCTACAAACCATGGAAGCTCGGACAGGATGACGAGATCGAATGTTTTTTCGGAGCAACAGATGACAACTTACACAATTTGGACCCTGATACAATCAAGCGATGGGAGAAGAGGTATTCTAAGAGCGAGTTGGAAACACGTAGGAAGGGGTCGTTTGAATTTCTATCTGGACGAATTTTCGATACCTTCAGTAATGAACACCACGTTATTAGGGATTTTCCCTTCCCAAAAAACTGGAAGTGTATCATCGCCGTGGACCCTCACTTACGAAAGAACCATACCGCAGTCATACTCGGAGTAAACCCGGATGGAGAGATATATGCTGTACGAGAATTGCAGACGAGCCTCGCTGGTCGTCGTGCTGCTGAATTTTTTATACTTGCCTGCGAACAGTTCAATGTTGTGGCAGGTGTTTGCGACAATTTCGGTTCAATTGAGTTATATAACGATGGAGACTCGGAAGAGAGAAAAAGCTTCATCAAAATCTGGAACGAACAAGCATTGAGGATGAGAAGACCTAAACTCTCCCTTCGTGCTACAACTAGAGCTGAAAAGAATGATGCAGAGTGGATTGAGGACATGAAAGATTGGCTTCGCCTCGATCCTGACCATGAAGGCAACATGCGTCCTAAGTTTTTCGTTTTTGAGTCATTAGTCAATTTGGTTAACGACTTTGAGACATATATCTGGGATGAGCATACAGGACGTAAGGCTTCGACCATGGGAGAGACTGATCCGAAGGAAACACCACTTGGGACCAATCAAGACTTTTTAATGTGCGTAAAATATGGTCTTGCGGCTAAACCACAGAATATTGGTGTTGCGAAAGTGATTTCGCACAAACAGATTCATGGAAGATGCCAAGAGTATGAATCAAGACCACGACAACAGGATTGGAGGAAAGACTGATGATTAAGGAAGTATTTCTCGATTTATACAATCGTACCTTCATGATTTTTGTTGCTGAAGACCAAGATGCTGTAAATACGAAATTAAGCACTTACTTTGGCTGTCCTACCACATTTGACATCAGCAGATGCTTAGGTTCTGCTGATAAAGTTATTTCTAATGGTAAAATGCTGATTGTGATCTATATTGCAACAGCGAACTTGGATATAGATAACTTCGGAACAATTACCCATGAAGCTGTACATGCAGCCAATGATGTGTTTGAGTTCATCGGAGTTGACTTAGATATTGCAAATGACGAACCGCAAGCTTATCTCGTAGATTGGATTGCACGACAAATATTTGGAGCGTTAAATGAGTACCATGCAAAACGATGCTGAGAAAATTGAATACAGAACACGTAAGCCAGACGAGGGCTCCGAAAAGAAACTTGAGGACATCTTCAAGGCTTCATTACGAGATGCTACCGTTGAGAACCTAGTTCGTAAGTGTCAGGACCAAGAGATTGGTAAAAAGGTGAAAGCCTGCTGGCTACAAGCTAAGTCTCACATGGAAGAACATCAGAAGCGTATGGAGACTCTCAAAAATTGGGATGAGTACATTGATGACTTCGATACTGGATATGATGGTACATCGAATATCCATTTACCTATTCCCATGATTATCGCTAAGACGTTTCATGCAAGAATGTACCAAGCTCTCTTTGCTGTTGATCCGCCCTTCTCTGTAAGGGCGATGCAAGAGGCTTATCAAGATGATGTTGATATGGTCTATGGCTTAATGGCATGGACACTAAAGGAATGGTGTAATTACAATGAGGGAGTTGAAGTTGTTGCTGATCGGTGGCTTTGGAATTGGGTTACTCATGGTTCTGCCATCCTCAAGCTTCGTTGGGACTGTAAGTATACGCGATACGTGGATGTCGAAGATGTTTACATCAAAGGACCGTCGAGTTACGAGGTATTTATTGACCCTGAGACAGGAACCGTCGAAGAACAAGAAAAGCCTTCAGTCATCCGATCTCAGCGAGAACGAGCAGTCACTGAAAAAATCTACGAGGGTCCGTGTATTGAGTTCGTGCCTAAAGAAGACATCGCCATTATCGGTGGGAGAGATATTCAAACGTGCGACATGGTTATCCAACGTGGTTACTATACCCGGGACCAACTTGAGTCTGAAGCCCTGCGTAAGGTCTTCGACCAAGATATTGTTGATAAGATGATTAAAGCCGGACCTTCTCCTGAATCAGGAAAGCCCGGTCAGAACATCAAACAAGATCAGGAGATTAACAGTGGAGTACAAACTTTGGATGTGCCGGAAGATTTATCGCGGTATGAGGTCCTTGAAGCGTACATTGAAGTCGATGTTAATAACGATGGTCTTAACGAGTCGATTATCGTCTGGATCGACAGTGACTCCGGGGAAGTTCTACGTGCTACCTACACTCATCGTGTTCTGCGTGGTGGCAAACGACCCTACGCGAATATCGAGTTCCTTCCACGTGAGGGTCATGCTTATGCGATGGGGCTATTGGAACTTATTTACCCTATCAGCGTTGAAATGGATATGATCCATAATATTAAAGTAGATATTGGAATCATGGCTGCACAGCCTATCGGTTTTTACCGAGCTGCTACAGGTATGGACCCGGTCACATTGCGGATTAAGCCGGGTGATATGATCCCGGTCGATGACCCGGGCTCTCACGTTTTCTTTCCGAACTTGGGGGATCGAAGTGGATTTTTCAAAGACGAAGAGGCGATTCTTATGCAACACATTGAGCGGCTTACAGCCATTAACGACATCAACACAGCGACACTTGGACGACAAGGAGCTGCTCGAACTGCTACAGGCGTATCAGCTCTCCTTTCGGAAAACTCCGCGAATCTGGATATTTTCATTAAACGGATGCAAAGAGGATGGAGACAAGTTCTACGAGTATTATGGCAGATGCTTCAGCAACGACTCCCTGATGGAACTGAATTTCGAGTTACTGGACGAGATGGCAAAGAATACTTCAGAAGAGTAAATAAAATGAATATCCAACAGAGAGTGGATTTCTATATTGAGGCAACATCAGCAAACTCGAATCGAATGGTTCAGTTGGAGCAATCCATGCAGGTGTTGGCTCAGTGTATGAACCCACTGTTCTTACAAATGGGGATCATCAAACCTCCGGGGATTTATGAAGCGTTGAAGGATTACTTCCAACATCTAGGGAAGAAAGACTATGCACGTTTCATCACACGACCAGAGGGTGTTATCCGCCAATTAACCGCCGAAGAAGAGTTGGCGAGAATTGTGGCTGGGAAAAAAGTTCCTATCACACCAGATCAGGATCACCAAGCGTTTATCAAGTTGGCTCAAGACCTTCTTGGTAATGAAGAGGCACTGGCTATGTATGGTCCAGCAAGTATGGACATGATTAAGTCACAGATGTCTCAGCATGAAGCGATCATGAAAGCGATGGAAGCTCAGGCAGGACAAATCGCACAAGCAAACCAACAGCAGTTTAATGCGATGGGTGTAGCTGGTGGAGTGCAACCCGGGGCTAAGCCCATGTTGCAGGGAGGTGGTCCGGCTGAAGGTTTCAGCAATCCCTACAACGACTTCCAAAGTGCAAGAGCCTCGTTAATGAATGATGCAGCAGGACCGGGAGGAATGGTTCCCGGTATGCAGAAGCCTAATAAGATGGAGATTTAAACATGCTAACTTACACGGAAGAAGAAGCAGAAGCTCTCGAATCATTATGCTCTCACGTAGGACTTCGACTCCTACTGAGAGAAATTGATGATATTATAAACACTATGCAAAAGGGTTATCTATCAGTGCCACTCGATAATGACCCTCAAACGGCTGCTTTGTCTTTGTTGCAAGAACGCTACAAGATTGAAGGAGCCACAGTAATAAAGAGCCGCTTACTCGAAAGAGTTAAACGGATTAAGGAGAAATCATGAGTGCTAAGACATTACAGGAATTACAGAGACAGCAAGAGGCGCAAGCCATTCAGCTAGAACGTCTCAAAAGAAGTGGGCAGTATCAACAGGCTCGAAGAGAAGAACCACAGGAAGACTTCTATATTCCGCCAGAGCCACCACAACAAAAGGTCTACAACGAGGTGACACCAGAACAGATTGCGATCCATGCTGCAAACATGGCTGCGGATCATGTCACTAAGCGTATGCAGAACTTGGGTGAGGTAGAACAAAACGTCAAAGGTCGTATGAACCGATTGATGGATGAGTACCCAGCCCTGAAAGATGAAGGTTCAGTCCTCGTAGCTAAAGCAAGAGAAGAGTATCAGCGCATTGCTGCTGAGAATCCTTCACTAGATGAAGCAACACGATATGAGCTGTCTGTGAAATCAGCAGCCTCTTCACTAGGCGCACGTCCAGTGAATGCGCCTATTGATCCCAATGAAGATTACGTAATGCCAACTATCAATCACGCTCGTTCGTCTGGTTCGACTCGCGGTGGTAAATCAAGATTGACCCAAGCCATTCTGCAAAATGCAAGAATCATGGGTATCAACATTGATCCAAAGACTGCCGATGGGAAGAAAAACTTAGCTGAACTTGAAGAGAGTACCGCACGATTCAATGCTGATGCAGACGAATCTCAGTACAAATATAGATAGGGGGATGTATGTCACAAAATAATCAACAACCACAAAAACAAGCTCAACCGATCTACGATGACACCGATGAAAATGACATCGACCACATCTTAAAGAAAGAATTAAAGGATGCTCAACTTGAGTATCGTTTCATTGACTTTAAGCAAGCAAAGAACAATGGGGGTCGCTCTCGTTCTGGTTGGATTGTTTATCGTAGACAATCACAAGACCCAAGATTACAAGGAATTGCAGCACTCGCTGATCCTGATGGGCTCGTTCGCCAAGGTTCTATGGTTCTTGCAGTTAAGACTTTAAAATCTGCAACGAAGCAAAGAGATCGTATCGCGGCACAGAATAAACAATTAAACGGTTATAATAAAACCGTAACGGAAGAGGTTCAGGCGGAAGCGTCGAAACTCGGAGGATCAAGTCGAGCCATTGCAGGTTACGACAAGAACAGTTAAGGAGAAAACTTTATGGCTAATACAGATGCACCACGTGGCTTTAGACCTTACGGAGAATTACTTCACGTAGGGATTTACATTGCTGCTGGCACAATTTATCCCGGTGATTTAGTGGAAGCAGAGACAGGCGCAGCAAACACAACTTCTAAAAGAATGCGTGTAGCGGCTGCTGATGATGGTCCCTCAGTTGGGGTAGCTCTGAATTACGCCACAGTTGGACAAGTGGTCCGTGTTGCTGACGATCCGTCACAACTTTTCTCAGGTCAGGTTGATGCCGCAGAGCCAGCCGCTAACTCAGACTTAGGTTTGAACTATGCGATTGTTGCTACAGCAGGTGATTCAACTTATAAACAATCAAGAATGGAAGTGAGTTCTACAGGTGAAGGTACAGGTGCAACAATTGCTGTTAAAGTTCTTGGTGTGGTTGACCGTCAAGATGGTAAGAACCAATTCGGGAATCCATTTGTAGAAGTAATTTTTAAAATCAACAACCATCAACTTGGTAGTTCGACAGGTACAGCAGGGGTTTAATTACCCTTGCTCTTTTTATAAGGAGTTTTTATGGCTGGTCCAGCATTTTTAAAGCAGAACTATAGTGACCTCTACGGTTCTTCGCAGCTTCCTGCATTAGAGTGGTTGTTCCGTCATGAACTCCCTATGCATGAGGGTATCCGAGGTCGTTTAGCACAGAACAAATCTACAACTAGAGATATTTGGCAGATGAGTTCTACGCATGATCTTGATATGTTCGTGAGAGTGGAAGAAGGTGAAGACTATTCTTTCGTAACGAACAGACAAGGTGCCTCTAAAACCTTGACCATCAACAAGTATGGTCTTGGTATCTCAATCTCAGAGGAAGCCATCGCAGATGGTAAATTCGATGAGCTTGCAGACTTGATGAAAAAGCTGGCTCGTTCAGCTCAAGAGTCAAGAGAGATTGCGTTCGTGAATTTATTTAACAACGGTTTCTCAACAGAAACAACTCCAGACGGTGTAAGCATTTTCAATGCTAACCATACATTTCCGTCAGGACGAACAATGTCGAACGTGTTGCCAGTGGCTTCAGATTTATCTGAGTCTTCTTTGCAAACGGCTCGTTACTTGTTCAGCACAGTGTTCATTGGGGATACAGGGATCATCTACAAAATGAAACCTAAGAAACTCCTTGTTCACCCTGCCAACGAAGCATACGCGGAAGAATTGGTTGGTTCGTCTCTTAAACCAGACACCAACGATAACAACCTGAACTCACTTTTGAAACACAGAATCGAAGTGATTAGTTCTCCACACCTTACCGATGAGGACGCTTGGTTCGTACTCGCAGAAGCTGGAGATTCGGTTGGTCCGGGTTGCGTTATCATCGAACGTGAAGGTATCGTAACGAAAGCTGGTGGTCCGGGGGTAGGATTTATGAACGACTCAGTTCTCTACAAGTCTCGTTACCGTGAGAATATGGGATGGATTCACCCTTACGGAATCATCGCTTCAGCAGGAGCTTAATTATTTAACTAGGGGAGCTTCGGCTCCCCTTTCTCAAATTAGGGAATGACTCCCCCTAATGGACAAGGAGATTTTATGTCAAAGATCACAGGACCATTACTCAATAGACAATATTATGGTGAAGACCGTCCACGTAACCTTCACTCCCTCATGCCAATCGGTCCAGACTTCTTAATGGACTATCACATGGACTTCATCGCAGGTAACAAATCTGTGAATGATGCAACCAATGAATTGATTGTT